ATGGTTGTAGTGTCAGTAGTGGCTCAGATTGGCGAGGAGCATTAAACGCCAAAGCCGAAGTCAAACGAATGCTAATAGCCGATGGCTACATTATCGATGAGACTCAAGCAGAAGCGCTGGAAAAGAAAATAGCAGCGCTAGAGAAGCAAATTGAAGAAATTTCTGCCACTTGTGATGCCGCCATGCAATTGTGTGCTGAGCGAGTCCAACAAGCAGAAGAGAAAGTATTAAAACTAGTCGGGCAGCTAGAAGCAAAATTGGCCGCTCAAGCAACCACACCATCAATAGAAGAACTTCCAGCAGAACCAGAGCGACGCAAACGGTTCCGAGCCCACGAAAATCCAATCTTAGAAAAGATGTCATATTCCGAGTGGTCAACCATGGACAAACTCCGGTTGGAGACAAATTGGTCATATGAGAAAGTGGCCAGCACATTGCAATTATTGAAAACGCATGACCTAGTCGAAAACAACTCGACCTTCGGCTGGCGGAGGAAGGCAACCGACGTCCAAGTGATCCTCGCCAGAGATGAGAACGTGAAGACAATGGTGTTCGAAGGGAAGGTCCTCCGGTACAGAGAAAACACCAGAAACATCGAGCAGCTCACCCCGACCCAAATACGGCGCCAAATGCGGCAAATGGCCCGTCGAGCCTGCAGAAATTGAGGGGTCAAACACCCCTCTTTTCCTGAGTCTTTTGAATCGAATAAGACGTTGTGCGGCGTGTTAAAGACTGAAACCATCCCCCTGATGCCGAACGTATCGTAGAGGCCAAAACGATGCAGATTCCAGTCCGCAAATCGAACCCCAAGCGCCTGTTTCTCCCGGCCGAAGATGTCGAGTTCGTCCCGAGTGGACAGTCGATCGTCAGCTTCAATGGCAAAACGTTCACTCGTATTACCTACTATAATCTGGTCGACAGGACGAGTGTTCCACTCGTTGCTTTCAGCAGAAAGAAATCTATAAATAGACGTAGCCAAGAAAAAGAATAACATACTTAGGGGTGGGGAACCACCCCTTTTCTTTTGACTAAATAGTTGTATGTCAGATGAAACTATTAGCAAACTCACTCCTGATAACACTAACAACCTCTTTTCGGATAAGTTTAGATTCTCGATCCGAAAGCTTCCTACTGTCTCATTCTTCTGTACTGAAGCCACTGTTCCTGGTGTAGCCGTACAGAACATCCAAGTGCCAAACTCTATCAACAGACTTAACGTGGCTGGTAACAAAGTCCAGTTCAATGAATTGGTTATCACTTTTAAGGTAGATGAGGATCTGAAGAACTTTAAGGAATTGTATAATTGGATTATTGGGATTGGAGCACCACAGAGCTTTGATCAATTTAAGAAGTTGGTGGAGGATAATGAACTTGGTTTGCCTGGTTATCAAATATACTCTGATGCAACCTTGATAACCTTAACCAATTCAATGAATGTGAATGTTGATATTTCGTTCACTGATTTGTACCCGACCACACTATCTGATATCCAATTAAACGAAGCAACTAGTGGACAACCAGTGACTGCAACAGCAAATTTTGTTTACTTAAACTATAAATTTAATAATTAAGTTAGACGTACCTTCATGGGTCTACAGTCGTAAGATACAGACTTGTCTAGTCGAAATCAACAGATTTAGCATTAGAATAATTCGTAGATATTCAACATCCATTTCGCTTGAAATAGTTTTAGAATACTCTTATAATGCGAACAGTGATTGAGAGCAGATTCATGAATAGGAATTTTAGAGTCTATTATACGCATACTTTCCATCCCTACATCGGCTTCGCTAATAATAGATGGCTTTATGTGGATGATCCAGAGAAGAAGAACTTTAGAGTTTTGTTGCGGGTGGCCGATGACTATACAATTTTGGAAGTGATAACAGATGATACTAACTCTTGGTTTGATCAAGTAGGTTTGCCATTTATCAGAGTGAATGCTGTAACATGAGAACATTTCTAGTAAATGCTGTAGGCGTGATACCTGCTCCTTACATCTGCTTTACAAAAGGTATCGGGTGGTATTGGTCTCACACCGTCGATCCACACAGTGACAAATTCGTTACAATATTGGAAGTAGACCACGATACAGTAATAACTCGTGTTCTTAAAGAACCGTATCCCAAGGGACCTGGATCTTGGGGTAAGTATACCGGAAACAAATTCCCCTCTATCAACGAAGTGAAGATAATTGAAGCTACAAGAACTGCATGACGAATGGTCGAAAGACGCAAAGATAGATTCGACCGAAGCCGGTGAAGCATCGGCTAACATTCCAGTCCTCCATTCTAAGTATCTCCGCCTTCTCTCCAATGAAAGAATGCGCTACAAGGCTCTTCTCATTAAGAAGGCAGAGTTAGAACTTCAATTGGAAGACTACTTCCTGGGAAAGATAGACGGCAGAGACATAGGTCGTCCTCCATACCAGTACACGATAACCAAAGACAGGGCAGAGAAGCTGACCCTCATTGATCCAGACATGGTCAAGATAAATTTACAGGTTGCGGACTCAGAAGAGAGAACGTTGTTTCTCAAAGAAGTGATTTCGAACATCAACCAGCGCAACTGGCAGATTCGCAATTATCTGGAGTGGTTGAAGTTTACTCAGGGTGCCAATCTATAATGCGGAAATTTGATCTCGCATGTATTTGTGAAATTAGTATCATGGAATGGGTAGATAAATTTGGCGAAGTGCAAGAGGATTATTATGAACATGACAATGGATGGCTAAAACTCGTAGGATATAACAGAGGCAACAATCAGTACAGTAACAATAAAACCACATAATTCTGTACATGTAATAATTGATACCGACCAAGGAATACTAAGAGAGCTGTGGGAAGCTTTTACCTTCCAACCTCCAGGCTATCGCTTCATGAAGGCGTACAAGTTTGGAAAGTGGGATGGTAAGATCCATCTAGTCAATTATCGCAACCGAGCGATATACAAAGGATTGATCCCATACATCGAAGCCTTCTGTGCTGATCGAGGTTATCAATTTGTAGACGAATCTGGTTCTGGTGAAGACCCAATTTCGTTAATTGAAATTCAACAGTTCTTCAAAGAACTGAATCTCCCTCCTAAAGTAGTTCCCAGAGACTATCAAATTGAAGGCGTAGCACACTGTGTTCGTCGGAAGAGATGTGTTTTGATCTCGCCGACTGCCAGTGGCAAGTCGCTTATGATCTATGCGCTCCTGCGATGGTATGGATTGCGATCGTTGGTGATTGTTCCCACGACTACACTTGTTCATCAACTTCATGATGACTTCAGAGACTATTCCACTGAGAATGGATGGGATGTTGAGAAGACATGTTCAAAGATCATGGGTGGGTACTCGAAGGAAGGTTTGAAGGACGTCACGATAACGACATGGCAGTCAGTATACGAAATGCCATCAGATTGGTTTGACAAGTTCGATTTGGTGTTGGTTGATGAAGCACACGGCGCTAAGGCTAAAGCTCTCACTGGCATCATGGAGAAATTGACCAGTTGTGAGTATAGATTTGGAACAACAGGAACGATTGATGATATTCAAGTCCATAAGTTTGTTCTAGAGGGATTGTTCGGCAAGGTTAACAAGATTGTCGATACAAAGACCCTGATCGATAACAACTATCTATCTGAACTCAATATCAAATGCTTGCTGCTCCAGTACTCGGCGGAATCTCGCAAGAACTTGAAAAGAGATTATCAAGAAGAGATTGACTTCCTCATCTCTCATCAGAAGCGAAACAATTTCATTGCTAATTTGTCTCTGTCTCTCAAAGATCATGTCTTGGTCTTGTATCGACGAGTGGAAGACCACGGTAAGATTCTATATGACACAATTAAAGAACGTGCTCCAGAAGGTACGAAGGTGTTCTTTGTATCGGGTGGGACAGATGCCGATGAACGAAACGACATACGTAAGATCGTAGATAACGAGAAAGAGAAATGTATTGTCGTCGCCTCACTGGGTACATTCAGTACTGGTATTAACATCATAAATATCCATAACATTATCTTTGCTTCGCCAACCAAGAGCAAGATTACAAATCTTCAATCGATTGGCCGTGGTTTGCGAAGAGGTGCAGATAAGACGAAGTTCACATTATTTGATATCGCCGATGACTTGTCAAAGAGTAGTGGAAATAAGAATTACACTCTATTACATTTTGCTGAGCGGTTGCGAATATATAATGAAGAACGGTTTCCCTATAAAATACATACAATCAGGCTAGAACAATGACAGAAGAAGATCAGCCACTCGGGATTATGTTGCTTCATTTGATTTCAGGCAAAGACGTCGTAGCCGATGTCAGTCTCGTAAAGGAACAATTTTATTGTTGTGACAATCCACTAGCAATTGAGATTGGTGATTACGAAGGAATGGAAGCATCTGCTCTATATTTTACTCCATTACTTCCAATGTTTACTGGTGAGTCAGTGGTCATTCCTGAAGACAAGGTTGTCTACATGATTCCACCGAACAAGATCTTGATAAAAGTATATCAAGAGTACGTGAAAGACATTATCCAAAAGAATCAAGCCACTCTAGCCCAGCTAGACAAGAAAATCGATCTAAGAAACGATTATATGAAAAAGAATTTACACTAATGCAAAGACACTATGTTGACTCTAAAAAGTTCTTCCAGGCAGTTTGTGATTACAAGAGCAAGCTACGATACTGTGAAGGATTAAAATTAGAAAAACCCGATATGCCGAATTACCTTGGTTTATGCTTCACGCAGATTGCCGAGAACTATTCACACCATCGCTGGTTCCGATCTTATCCTCAATCTATTCGAGAAGATATGATTCAAGATGCCGTGTACTTTTGTGTGAAGTACATTGACAGTTTCAATCCTGAGAAGTCGAAGAATGCGTTCGCCTACTTTACTCAGGTTGTCTACCATGCCTTCCGGCAACGCATTGAACGTGAACGAAAGTACTTGGCAACCAAGTTAAAAGCAATCGAGCACGTCGAAGTGTTCCATATGGCAGCAGACAAACAGGCACACGACGATCAAGATTATGGTGGCGAATCGAACATTCATTACTCAGACAACGCTAAGAAAAAGCGACATGAGTTCATTGAGTCTTACGAGACCAGAACTGCCAAAAAGAAAAAGAAAGACATCTAAGTTGTCTAAATTTGTAGATGATCCAGCAGAGTTATTTTATAATTCTAGGCGTTGGAATGTGATATTTGTAGATAAGCTAGAGAATCCTTATATAGATGTTATTTTGAATGCTCCTTTAGAATATGAGTCTGTTTCTCTAGGTGAATTGAGTCACCGAGACTTATTGAAGACCATTAGAGAAATAGAATTAAAGGATGAAGATAGCACTACTTACCGATACACACATTGGAGCGAGGAATGACTCACAAGTACTCCTAGAGTACATGAAGAAGTTTTATTCTGATATTTTCTTCCCAACACTTGATAAGTACAACATTTCTAAGGTCGTTCATCTAGGTGATGTGTACGACCGAAGAAAATATGTCCAATTTGTTACCTTACAAGAGAGCCAGCAATTCTTCCTGAAGAAGCTGGAAGATCGAAAGATTCAGATGGATATCATCTTGGGCAACCACGATGTGTTCTATAAGAATACCAACTCGGTCAACTCTCCCACTCTTCTACTAAACGAATACAGCAATATTAAGATCTTTTCGACGGCAACCGAGGTTACCATCGACAAGAGCTTGTTCTTATATGTCCCATGGATTACGGATGAGAATAGAGAAGACACGACCAACCTCATGGCTAAGACCAAAGCTAGATTCCTGTTTGGTCACCTTGAAATCAAGAACTTTGAGATGCATCGGGGCCATGTATGTGAGTCTGGTCTTGAGAAAACGCTCTTTGACAAATACGATCTTGCTTGCTCAGGTCACTTCCATAAGAAGTCTCAGCAAGGTCATATCCACTATCTCGGAGCGCCATACGAAATGACTTGGATCGATTATAATGAGAGGAAAGGCTTTCATATACTCGATACCGACACAGGCGAAATGGAATTTGTTGAGAACCCACACAAGCTGTTCCAACGAATCATATACGATGATAGCAACATGACAAAAGAAACTGGTCTAAAGGGAATGGCCGACCAGTACAAAGATCGCTATTTGAAATTGATTGTCCGTAACAAGAAAAACCCCTATTTGTTCGACAAATTTGTAACTGAGTTAAATGAAATGAAACCGGCGAACCTAGTGATCTTGGAGGAGAGGCAGCTCGCAGTTGAGAGCACGGAAGACTTGGAGAACATTCAGGTGGAAGACACTCCAACCATCTTGAAGAACTACGTGAAGGCTATGCCTGGCAAAACAGTTCCCAAGAACAAATTGATTGCGCTTCTAACACAACTTTATCAAGAAGCTCAAGAGATGGAAGTATGAGATCATACTTAGTTTATTGTACCGAAGACAGAACGGAACAATTACTAGACAGCTTGTTATCGGCTTATGCTCCATGGTATTTGAAAGACAAGGTTTCCCGTGGTGAGACAGCGTTTCGGGCATGGTCTGGATTGACTTATTCTAAATTGTCTAATGGAGAACTCCAATTTCTAATGGCTAAGATTCTGACTCTATGATTATCTTCAAGAAGCTAAAATACAAGAACATACTCTCTACCGGCAACTCTCCTATTGAGATAAACTTTGATACTTGCCCTCGGACTTTGTTCACTGGACACAACGGACATGGGAAGAGTACAGTTATTTCGGCATTGACCTTTGGTCTATTTGGACGAGACATGCGAGGCATCAACAAGCATGGGTTGATCAACTCGATCAACAAGCGGAACATGCTGGTCGAAGTTGAGTTCGATACCAACGGTAAGAGCTACAAGATTCGCCGTGGAATGAAGCCGGGCATCTTTGAAATCTACATGGATGGCAAGCTTCTCAACCAATCGGCCTCGTCTCGAGACTACCAGAAGTATATCGAAGAGAACGTACTTAAGTTGAACTTCAACTCGTTCAAACAGATTGTAGTATTGAGTGCTAAACAGTATGTTCCCTTTATGTTACTTCCTGCATCACAGCGTCGAGATATCATCGAAGACCTTTTGGACATTGCTGTCTTCACTCGAATGAACTCCCTCTTGCGAGATAAAGTTCAAGCCACCAAAGAGTTGCAGAGTGACATTGAGAAACTGATCACATTAGAATTAGAAAAGGTTCGTGTGCTGGATGAACATTTGAAGAAGATCGAAAAAGAATCTGAGCACAAGCGAGAAGAGATGCTGTCGAAGATTTCTACCATGCAGACTGAGAATGAAGCGAAGCAAGCCACGCTGTCTGTTCTATTCAAAGACGTAGAGATCATTCGCTCGAAGCAACAGAAACTTTTAGAAATTGAGAAGAAGCGATTACAAGTGTCGTCTTCCCTAAGTAATCTGAAAGATCAGAAGCGTAGCCTATTACGAACGTCTAAGTTCTACACCGATCAGAACAATTGCCCAACGTGTCATCAGGATATATCAGAGGACTTCAAACAGAAGGCATTGGAGAAGGCAAACTCCGACATTAGTGAACTGAATATAAAGGAAGCCAGTTTAGATCAAGTGTTGACTAAGATCGAGAAAGCTCTTAGGCTCAACACAGAATTGAACGAAAGTCTTGGGAAGTCGTCGTTGCAGATTTCCAAGTTGCAAGGTGAGATTCATTCGAATCAGAAGTACATTAAGCTTCTGGAAGAAGAGATTGAAAAGAACCTAACCGAAGATTTGGAAAAGAATTCGATTCGAGATAAGATCGACTCTATCCACAAGACGATCGCCAAGGCCGAGAAGAAAAAGGAAGAGTTGCTCAATGAGCGAGAGGTTCAAATCTATGCACTGTCGCTACTGAAAGATAGTGGTATCAAGACCAAGATCATTCAGACTTACATTCCGATGATGAATAAGTTGATTAATGGTTACTTATCTGCTATGGACTTTTACATCTCATTTGAGCTAGATGAGAATTTTAACGAAGTCATTCGATCGAGACATAGAGATGAGTTCTCATATGCCAACTTCTCGGATGGTGAGAAGCAGCGAATAGATTTAGCCATCCTCTTTACTTGGCGACAAATCGCCAAGATCAAGAACAGCATGTCGACCAACTTGCTGTTCCTAGACGAGATTGGCGACAGTTCATTGGACCACGGCGGCGTAGATGATCTGATGAATATTTTGGATACGCAAAAAGATACCAATGTATTCTTGATCTCTCACAAAGAACTACTGGCCGATCGTTGTGACCGTGTATTGCATTTTGAAAAACAGAATAACTTCACAACCGTGAAAGAGATTTAATGCTAAAAGAACTTAATAAACAGTATCCCGCCGTCGGCGAAAGCAAGAACATTGGTGTGTTCGATGGTGTGATCGTTCTATAGAGGTCTACTATGGTTGAAATTATTGGTCATGATCCGTCAGTATTGAAGACAGTCACTTGTAAGAATTGTGGTGCGATGCTGCGCTACAAGCAGACAGAAGTTTATGAACGAAGATATTCTTGCATGGGCGATCCCTCAGGCCATGAATACGTCGTGTGTCCTGGTTGTGGACAAGATGCAGTGATTAGGAGTTGGTGATGGGATTCAGAGAAGAGATCTACTGTCTGACTGTAGACAAAGTTCCTGCCCAAGATCATTGGGCGGTGTTGGTCAATTCTAGTTACGTCTCACCCGGTTGGAATTCCGGTGAGACTGATCGCCATTCGAAACTCGACTACATTGCCTTCGCCAAAGAAGACGATCTAAAAACTTGGATCAGTACCAATATGGACAAGGTTTTCAAAGTGATTCGGGTAAGTCCAAAAACATTCAAACAAGAAATAATTATACAGGTAACGGATAATGACACTAAATCTGGTTGACTTTAGAGACCCAATCCTTTATAAACCTACGATACCGTTTGATTTTGAGAATCCTCCGGTAGATCCAAAAGAATTAACGAAAGACCTGAAAGAAGCCCTATTACGAATTGGGGGTCTCGGATTATCGGCCAATCAGGTAGGCGTACCGTATTCGGTTTTTGTCTTCGGCAATCCTGGTGATCCGAACAGCATCATCTCAATGTTCAATGCTAAGATCGTGTTTCATCACGGCGAAGATATTGAAATGGTTGAGGGTTGTTTAAGCATTCCTGGATTAGCGGTAAAGATTACACGACCGGCAAAGGTCAGAGTCCGCTTCACGGATGAAGAAGGAAAGACCTCGACATTAGAATTTAGTGGAATCTCAGCTAGAGTAATTCAACACGAAATGTGTCATATGCGTGGAGAGCCCTTCTTCCGAGGTCTTTCCAAATTGAAACTTGAGCGTGCAATTAAGCACACTGAGAAAACAACTGGAAAGGTATATAGGTATTCTGACCTGTATAAATTAATGAATGGTTGAAATTAGATCAGAATCTATTTTTGCGAAAATCCTTGCACGTGAAGACATCTTAGTGGTTTCCGATCCCAATGCACATACTGCAGCATTCGATTTGGAGCAGCGGAGATTAATCCTTCCAGTGTGGGACGTTGCAGAAGACGTGTACACGATGTTAGAAGGACACGAGGTGTCGCACGCTCTGCACACCACGATGGACTATATGGATGCCATCAAAGCCAAGCCAGAAGAAGAGCAGAGGATTTTCGCTCAGTTTATGAACATCGTCGAAGATGCTCGCATCGACAAGTTAATCCAACGAAAGTACCCCGGTCTTCGCAACTACTACCGATCCGCTCAGCGACACATGCGGTTGGACGACATCTGGGAGTTGAAAGACAAGAACATCGGCGAGATGAAACTGGTCGAACGCCTGAACATGTACTTCAAGAACAATTTAGATAAAGGTTACGAGATTCCGTTTGCCACCGACGAGATGCCATATTTCGATCGGATGTCTAAATTGGAAGACATGCCAGAAGTCATTCAACTTGCAGAAGATCTTTATGAGAAGGCAAAGCAAGATGGGTCGCTGGCCGACATCAAAACGCAAATATTGATGGAAGAATGGTTGGCTTCTAAGAAGGATCCCAAGAAACTGTACATCACGGAGATTCCGAGACAAGAAATTCAAACTGTTCCGTGGAGAGATTGGTACAGTTATTCTGGTCCTGGCGATCGTGGGTTATTCAAAATGCGAACCAGACCAGTGGTGTCGTTTTTAGTAAATGAATTTACCAGACGGCAGAAGGCGCAAGAATTGCAGAGGTCTAAAGAGAGTAAGACTGGCATTCTGGACATGAAGCGGTTGCACCAGTATAAGTACGAAGAAGACATCTTCCTGTTTAATACTGTACTGCCTATCGGTAAGAACCATGGATTTGTAATGCTGATCGACTTGTCGTCGTCGATGGGTCAGGTGTTTAATTCGGTGGTGAAGCAGGTGTATGTTCTCGCAATGTTCTGTAAGCGACTGGCAATTCCCTTCTCGATCTACGGATTTACGGAGACTGGATCGTATCCGACTGTGCAAACGCCTTTTGGTAATGTCTCACTTTTGGAGTTGGCAGATAGTACACTATCGCAAGGCATTTTGGATTATCGGTTCTCTAGATTGTTAGACATGAACTTGGCAAGTGGTGGAACTCCGTTTAGTGCGGCGTTGACTATGATGCCAGAAATATTATATAAGTTTAGAGAAGCACATAGAGTTGAGATTCTACAATTTGTTATTTTGTCGGATGGCGATTGTAACATTTGTACACAAGACGAGAACACTTATATTCTTGACCACTCAACTCGGTTAAACGTCAAGACAACTGATAGTTTTAACGGCAGACATGATTATACGTCTGCTCTATACGAAATCGCCAGAGCAAGATCTGGTGCAAAAATAACAAACTTCTTCTTGACCCATTCGTCCTCCGGGGTGGAAGAGAAAAAGAACATTGGCGGCTTGGATTCACTTTATAAGATTGATCCTACCCAGATGTTTGGCGGACAACATCGTGAACTGTTTTTGATGCGCAAACTGGCCGAGAATTTCGGCTAATTGAAAAGGAAAATTTGGAATGATTCCGCAGAAAGATCCCTTTTACGTCCCGACTCCCTATTTTAGCGATCTAAGGACGATTCTTTCGTCTAACATTTTTTATCCAGTGTTGATCACTGGCCCGTCGGGGGTAGGTAAGACGTTTTCGATCGACCAGGCTTGTGAAGCTGAGCAGCGTGCTCTGTACCGAGTGAACATCACGGTAGAGTCAGATGAAGATTCCTTGATGGGTGGCTTTCGGTTGAAGGATGGTGAGACCGTCTTTCATAAAGGTCCAGTGGTCGAGGCAATGGAGACTGGCTCAGTTCTACTACTCGACGAAATCGATCTTGGTTCGCCAACCCGCATTATGTGCTTACAGTCAGTCTTGGAGGGGAAGGGCTACTACCTGAAGCGCATTAACGAGTGGGTGAAGCCGCAGAAGGGTTTCACCGTGTTCGCAACGGCGAACACGAAGGGTCAGGGTGACGAGAGCGCCAAGTACGTTGGCACACAGATCCTGAACGAGGCGGCACTCGACCGCTTCCCGATTACCATTGAAGCTGGCTTCCCTACTCGTGTAGAAGAGACCAAGATGCTGCAGATTGCATCAAGAGAGTTCGGTTTGCCGCATAACAATGACATGATCAACTTGTTGATCGAGTGGGCCAACCAGATTCGGGAAACTGTAGCAACCACTCCGGACATCGTCTACAATATTTCGACCAGACGTTTGGTTGACATCTTGAAGACTTACAAGATGTTCCACAACTTTGATCGGTCGGTAGCACTTTGTATCGGTCGATTCGACGAACATCATCAGGCAGCATATATGAAGATCCTGCAGACCTTACGGCCTGAAGACAAGACATTCCAAGGCGACGTTGATTACAACGACGTGTCAGACTTCTAAGAGCTTTCAGGGAGGCGCCGAAATAGTGGCCGAAAGGCCACTATTTCTATATTCAATTCTTATAGACATTTTGGTCTAGATACACTATCATATACAAATTGGTGAACTTTATATAATGATGGAGATGCAGATGGAAACATAAATGGAAATTTCAGTAGCTGAATTAAGTAAAAGAAAATTGATGATTGCTACCCCAATGTACGGGGGTATGTGTTATGGCTTACATGCCAAAAGCCTATTTGATGTACAGAATGCGTTTCATTCCTTTGGAATGAGTTTTCAGTACTTCTCGATTTACAATGAGTCTCTAATCACAAGAGCTAGAAACTATCTAGCCGATGAGTTTATCAGATCAGAATGTACTCACCTTCTGTTCATTGACTCTGATATAGAATACTCTCCCCACGCAGTACTGGACCTGTTAGCACTGTCTGATCCAGAATCAGACAAAGACATCCTCTGTGCTCCTTACCCCAAGAAGAACATTTCATGGGAGAAGGTGTATGATGCAGTCAACAGTGGTTTGGCAGATAAGAATCCCAACGATCTAGAGAATTACATTGGTGATTTTGTTCTAAATCCATTAGAATCGAAGTCTCATCCAATGAATCAACCGTTAGAGGTAGCAGAGGCTGGAACTGGATTTATGATGATCCAGAAGAAAGTGTTTGAGAAGATTCTGGATGCAAAGAAAGATGAAATCTTATATTCACCAGATCATTTGCGATCCAAGCAGTTTAGTGGTGACCGGAAGATCGGAGCGTATTTCCAAGATCCCATTAAGAAC